GGTTTGAATCAAATCTAGATTGAACTTCATTAAGTTCTTCTTGAGGAGTGTTCATAATTAATTAGAGAGGTTAAGCACTTTCAAGTGCTGCTACTTTAGCTGATAGTTCTTTTACTGATTCTACTAATGCACCAATCAGACCAGAATATTGAAGTGATTTAGATCCTTCTTGACCATGTACAAGTTCAGGAAATACTTTCTCTACGTCTTGAGCTATAACACCCATAGATTTTGTACCGTTATTTTTCCAAGTAAAGTTAATACCTCTAATTTGTTCAATTAATTGAAGAGGATTTTGAATAGTATTTATATCATCTTTAAGGGAAACATCTGAGGTCTCGGTTACTGATCCAGTTACGGTTATACCGTTAGTTGTTGTCTCAAACTTCTTACTGTTGTCGTAATAGAGATTTACGGCTCCGTTAGCTGAAAACACTGCATGTGTTTCAGAAGCATCAGAATTATAGAATATATAATTACTTCCAGTTCTAAATACTAATGAACCAGTACCGTTATGAATCCTAGAATCCGTTCCATCATGGTAGATCTTGAGATCTGCACTTGCTCCGATATTAAGCTTCTTATTATCAGCATTAATGTTTATATCATCTGAAGCGATAACTTCTCCAGTAACAGTTAAATGACCTGTTAATGTACCACCAGAACTCGTCGTCTCAAACTTCTTACTGTTGTCGTAATAGAGCTCTACGTTCCCATCAGCAGTACCCCTAATAATACTTTCAGTATCTCCATTATTAGTAACTTTAAAGTTATCAGATTGTAAGATTAAGTAACCAGTTGAGTTTTTAATAATGGAGTTGGTTGCATCATGGTAGATCTGGAGATCATCACCACTTCCTATCGTAATTATTGAATTATCTAAAATACTTAAATTACTTGTTAAATCAAGTTGACCAGTAATATTTACACCATTTGAATCCGTCTCAAACTTCTTACTGCCGTCGTAATAGAGATTTACAGCTCCGTTAGCTGCTGTTTCTATTATTTGTTCATTACTAGCAGAACGTATTTGTACATAATCACCTTTTAAGAATAAATTCTGTCCAGCAGTGACTTGTGAAACATAAGAATTTGCTCCATCATGGTAGATCTTTAGATCACTACCAGTTCCAAATCTTGCTTCTATATTATCGGCAAGTTCAAGTGTACCTAAATTATATAAAGTTCTACTTGAGTTAAGGACTGTAGTTCCATTTATAGTTAGTTCACTACCAGTTACAGAACCAGAAGCTTGGCAATTTCCTGTTATATTTACTCCCCAAGATTCAGTTTCAAACTTCTTACTGCCGTCGTAAAAGAGTTCTACGTCTCCGTTTTCATAAGCATGAATAAATGCTTCACTATTTGCAGGGTTATTGATCTTTAAAATACTGGTTTTGATCATTAAATTGCCAGTACCTGTTTCGTCTATATAACTATGTGAGCCATCATGGTAGATAGATACCCCATCTGAATTTGTCCCGAATATTGCTTTTGCGTTGTCATTAAAGATCAAATCATCTGTACTCTTATCCCATGTAACATTCGCAGCATCTCCAGTAAATACAACATCACCTGTAAATGTTGCCCCTGATAAATTCGCCTTTAGTGCATCTGCTGTATCTACATATGCTTTAACTGATTGTTGACTAGGAGGTCTTGTAGCACTATTACTTGCAAAGTTATCTTCATCAATTAGAGATAAATCTCCTGCATCTACATATGCTTTGATTGATTGTTGGCTTGCTACTTTAGTTGCACTATTTGTAGCAAAGTTATCTTCATCTAAAAAATCAGAAGTTCTAGAAAGTAGATCTCCAGTAGCTGTTACACCACCTTGCCAAGCACTACCGTTATATACACGTAATTCATTAGATGAAGTATTAAATACAAGATCACCAACATCTAAACTAGAAGTAGGATCACTACTTGCTATACGATATTTAGCTTCAAAAGATTGAATACTAGTTAAATTTGTCGCAACAGTATTTACATTTGCAATTGAACTTCCAACATTATTGACATTAGTAATATTGGTAGCAACTGTTGTGACGTTAGAACTGTTATTTGAAACTGTCGTTACGTTTGCTGCAATACCTGAAACTGTTTGAATATATGGTGCGTGAGTAGCAACAGTTGTGACTTCTGTTGCTTTAGGAGTAAGACGATGAAAAGTATAGGTATGAAGTGTAGAAGTTGTTTCAAGGATTCCACCAAAGCCAGCAGCTAATACTGTTGAACCACATCCTGTGATAGTTACTGTATTACCTGAACCTGCACCATTAGCAATAGTGACGCTTCCACCAGAAGGAGTATGAGAAGAATCAAATGCTTTGACACTGACTAATGTTCCTGTTCCATTATTTACATCAGGGTTAGCAGCAGGGAATGATGTTTCATTTGCTATTGGTACAAAACCACCAACATCATCAACTAAATCAACAATCCTGTCGTTTATTGCTGCTGTCGTAGCAATTGTTGTGTCATTATCTGGGAAGGCATCACCATCTTTAATAGTGTCACCTGTACTTACATTGAAATACTTAGCATCAGATTCTGTTTCTGTGTAATATCTCCCGTCTAATGCACCTGTTGCTATTTGAGTAGCAGTAATTGTCCCGTCTGCTATTTCACTAGCAGTTAATTTGTCAGATTGTAATAGTGTTTTAATTTCAGCTGCTGTTTGATCATCTTTAGCACCTGCATCTATTCCATCTAATTTAGCCCCATCAACAGAAACATCTCTACCATCAACCGTTCCTGTAGTAACTATATTTTGAGATCCAAAGTTAGGTGATATCTTTGTACCATCTATAGCAGCACTTGCATTAACGTCTGCATTAACTATTGTTCCATCTTGAATTTGAGCAGAAGTAAATTCTTTTGTATCTACATGATTAAGAACTTCTTGTATTCCATATAGTAAATGGTCAGTATTTGTATCAAGATCAGCTTCAGTCAAGACTGACCCATCTACAAAATCTACTTTTTTAGCACTTATATTTGTATCTCTTTGGAACTTAATTGCTGCACCGTTAGATGGATGATTCCCTGAAGTAAAGGAAATGGTAGTAGCTGATGGAAAGGTGTAGTGGGTGGTTTTAGTTTTTAAGACCCCACCAACGGTTACATCTATCTCATCTTCAGAAAGGTAACTGAAAGAGATAGAGAAGGGACCAGCACTATTATTGCCAGTGTGACTAGTAAAAGTTGCAGCAGTGTTAGTAGCCATGATTAAAGCGTTTGAAGTAGTTCAATGGAATTAGACTGGTTTGTTTTTCGAATCATCTCCTTCCTTAGTCTATTCTGCAATATTATCTGTTGATCGTATTTTTTCTTAATTTCTCTGTTTTCAGGTAAATTAAGAAATTCTTGTTTAGCTGTTTCTTTATATTCTCTGACAATATCTCCCAGTTCTTTTAAAACAAATTTTCGTGAGTCTTCAGATGCTCCTACTGCTACATTTTCATTTGCGTTAGTAATTTCAAATCCTCTTGCAATTTGAATTTCTGACTGTACACGTGTTTTGTTAATCGTTTTTAATAAACGATCATAAAGTCGTAATCCACCTCTTTTAGTACTTGCTGTTTGGTAAACAAGATTGGCATATTGTCGATGAGTAAGTTTTATTTGACCATCTAAAAACTCATCTAAAGGTGCTTTAAAATTAGCTTCAAGATCTGCTAAAACACTTAATACTGGATCATTAATACTTTTTGTTTTTGTAGACCATCCATCTGTAACTACATTCCAATTATCTTTTCCAAAACCTATTGGATATTCAACATATTTACCTGTAATCCAGTTTTGTATTGCTGGCATGTCGTTATTCCAGCCAGGAACCGTTGCTGCTAATTCGTTAAAATACCGCCTGACGAATACCATTGGACCTGTTGCATCTCCTGGTCTTACTTTTTTATCAAGAATTGCTCTTTCTCCTGAAGGAGTTGTTGCAAAAAGTTTTTTAGTATCTCTACCCATTGCTGAGACTGGGTTTGTAATAGCAGCTAATCTTCTTCCAAGCCATGTACTTAATTTCTGCTCGTTATCTAGCAACCCAGTTAACTCTGTAAGGCCTTGTAAGTAGGTTTTTTCTGTAAGGTTTCTAGCTAAAGCAACCATCATTACATCGGCTAAATTCTTATAATCTCCTCCTGGTAAATGACCTCCTATTTCAGCAGCATCAGCAGACATAGAAAGAAAAGAAGCCCAAGGATCTAATCGTTTGTAACTGACATACCTATATTTAAGTTTTCCATCTGCTCCTCTAACTAATTTTGTGTCTTGGTCAACTTCAATAATTTCATTTGCTTTGCCTGTCTCAGCAACATTTTTAAATTCATTAGCTTTAACTAAAAATCTAAAGCTATATGGTTGCCAACCTGTAGCTCTTTTTTGATTTAAAGCATTAAAGTCTTTTGGTCCACCACCTGTAATAGCTATTGGTGCATTTTCAACATTAATAGCAGCAGCTGTTGTAATACCAAGTCCCCACATTGTTCCACCAACTTTTGTTTCTCCTATAGCTCTTGCCCTAATAGATGGATCTGTACTTTTTAAAGCTTCCATATGTTCTTTCATTAATCTATTAACACCTGGAGTTCTTTTAAAAGTTGATTTAAGAATATTGATTGGTGTTCTAACAAATGGAAAAAATAATCTTGCTGTTGGATGTTTACTTACAAAAGATTGAAAGTCACCACTAAATGTTCCTTTACCTAAATCAGCTGTAAAAGTTGTTTCTGCTGCAAACTTTCTAGCTCTTTCATATAGATCTACTATTTCTTTTGAAAAAACACCTTCTTTGCTTTGTTTATTAACGATACTAATTATTCCGTTAAATTGTTCGTTCATATATTTTTCCAAATCGGCACCTTGTTTACCCATTCTTGTTCCTTTTTCCCATGCTTCTGCCATAGCAAAAGACCTAAAGTTTAGTTGTTTAAAAAATTCATCTTCTGCTAAAAGAAATCTACTTGGAAGACGATATAAAGTTCCAATTCCATTTGTTAATTTAGCAAGTGGTCCTGATCCAGACATTCTAATTGCAAATCTTTCTACATCAGAAACCATTGCACCAGCATCTAAGATATTATCTTCAGCTCTTAAAGCAGCAACAGCCATTTTCATTGAATCTACAGAGGATTGAACCATGTAAATTAATTCTCTACCTGCTCTTGCTCTTGAAATTGAATCTTCTGCTCCAAGTGCTAATTCAATAGGTCTAGCTAAAGTATTTAACGCTGTAGACAGCATGTTTACTTGGTGAGTTATTGGACTAGAAAGAATTGAATTAACAAATATTTCGTTAGTAATTTTAAGGAAACGTGTACCGCCACCTTCTTTGATAAGAGTTTTTAAAGCGTTAGGATTATTAGATGCAATTTGAATTTTTCTAATTAAAGTTCTTAACTGTTTTGTATCTCCGTTATCTGCTATTTTTAATATTTCATCAATATTAAATTCAGTTAATGGATCATCATACAAATTATCTGTTGATGACCTCAAATTTTGTGCTTGATCTAAAAACTTTTCTTCTGATGTACGACCAAATAATGACTTGATATCTGTAACTCTTTCAGCTGCATCACCAGGCACTTTGTTAGCAGCTAAACTTTGACCAAGTATTGATTTAGTTGTTTTATGAATATTAATTAAACCATCAAATACTTTTAAATTAGCAGCAAAATCTTCTTTAATTTCATCGTACCTAACTCTATTGCCTGTAGCGAGAGTCTGATCCATTTGTTTAGTCAAATCACCAACTTTAGTTAACACTTCATGTACAAGATCGTTCATGCTAATTATTAACGCTGGAAGATCTTCTCTTCCTCCTGGTCCAAAGTTATCAACAAATCTTTCTAAAGATAGAACTGTATCTTGTGGTAATTGATTTCTGGCTGCCCTAGCCATTTCTGGGAAAGTTCTTTTGACAGGAAAATCACCTTGTTGTAGTGATGATTGTTTTTGTTTATATTTTTCAAGACGAGAAAGAAGTAAATCTTTTAAATCATCTGCTGTTTTAATTGTTTTAGGATTATATGTTTGATCTACTGGCTCGCCTTTAACTGGAGCACCTTTAACTGATTCACCTGTAGCTTTTGAAGTTCCTGTAGGTCTTCCTGCTGGTTCTGTATCTGATAAAAACTTTTTAGACCCAATCATCTGATCTACTTCTTGAACATCACTTAAACTCAACTGTTTATATTCTTTCAATGCTTTAGTCATTCTTTCCTTACTACCAGGGTTATTTCTCATTTCAAGGACTTTATCTATAAAGCCATCTAACAAAGAATTTCCTGAATCTTTAACTGCTCCTACTGCTCCTTTGACAACTCCTACTCCTGCTTGAACACCTTCACCAATTACTTTTCCCTGTATAGCTCCTGCACCAACAGCTTTTAATCGTGCTATATGAACATTAACTTCTTCATCAGGTGCAGCAAAAATATTTAGTAATGGGTTTAAAAAAGTGGGGCCATGTTCTACACCGATATTAAATAAATTCTTTTCGTATGGATCAGTAAGGAAAGCATCAACTATTGCACCAGATGTATATGCTCTTGCTGCAAGTGGTAACGCTTTTAATCCTTTAAATATATGTGCTCCAGGTAAAACATATTGACCAATCATATGAGGAATTTCATATCTCCAATCTCCTTCATCTGAATCAATCTTTAATCCTCTTTTCTTTAAATTAATTAGGTCTTCATTGTCATATGGATTACCTGCAAATGAATCATATATATCATCAATAGCTTCTGCCCCTTCATTTACTGCTGTTACTCCACCACCAACAAAGCCTCTAACCACTTTAGACTGTGCACTTTCTTTTATTTTTTCCCCAGCTTCTCTTGCTTTTTGACGATATTCTTCGCCAGATTCCTGCCTTTCTTTGTATTTTTCTATGAGGTTAAATTTTCCAGCTGAATTAGTCATTAGGTCTCAACAGTAGGAGTACTAGCTTCTGAAGGCTGATTAAATAATACATAAATTACCTTTCTTAAGTCAGTCTCTTTTTTCTTTATTGGTTTTGTATTTAGTAATTGCTCTTTAGTAAATCCCGTAACGCCTGCAAATTGCTGTGGTCTCATAATTTCTTCAATAATATCTTTTTCGTAAACACCGTTAGGCCATACATTAATTCCAAGTCTTGCTCTTGCTACACGATTTAATAAAGCAGACATGACAGCAATTATGTCTTCTTCATTGTTTGGATCTGCTTCTGTAAGAACCATTTGGGCTATAGCTAATTTAGTTTGACTGCTTAGTAAAGAAGTATCATTCATTAGATTTGCATAAATCTTTTTAGCTTCTTCTATTACTTCAGGTGGAGAGGGATCAGCATATACATGCCCAAAACCATCTTTTCTTAAATCAAGAACCAAGTTGTCTTTCTCTTTAACTAAATTATCGGCTACTTCTGCACTGCCAAAAGTTACAGCACCTTTAAATTTATCAAATACTTTATTTATTTTTGAATAATTGTTAGATGGTGTTTGCTGTTTAAATGAAATCTCTTGATAAGGCTTGGGTATCTCATCAGGTCTACCTGGAGTATTGGGATTGCTTGATTCATTTGAACCTGTAGGTTCTGTATTTATTTGTTCTGTTACTGTTTCTGTTTCTGTTTCTTTTTTTTGTTCATTTCCAATTAATCTTTTTACTTCTGTTAATGAAACATTTGCTTGTTCTGCAATAAGTTCTAAAGAAGCTTCTTGTTTAGTCCCCTTTTCAATTCTTTGCTTTATTCTTAGTAATCTTTGTGTTGTATTTGAGTCTCTAAAGTTTTTAACATCCAAATCAAACTCTCCTTGCGCTCTTAAAAAATCAATTGCTCGTTGTTGTGCTTCTTTCTTTACTTCTAATTCTTTTATTGTAATTTCTTCTTCAGTAGGCTTAGCTGTCTTTCCATCACGTTTAAATTTATAAAACCAATCAAACATAGTTTTTTGAACATAATCATCAATATCAACTTTTGCTATATCAGCTTCTTGACTAAATAAACCAGTATCAACTTCATCAAGCAAAGAATCTGAACTTTGAATAATCCTAGATATTGATTTTCTAATAGGAGTAGAAGAACCATCTACATTTCTGTTAATAGCAGTTCCAAGCCTTATTAAATTTGTTTTATCGTTAGGTGTTTTAAGAGTAGAGTTATACCAATTTCTTGCTGCTGTTTCTGCTTGAAGTGGATCTGTAAATTCATTTCTTTGAATCATTCCTTCAATTTTAAAATATTCTTCGTCTGATTCATCTCTTGCTAATACAGCAAATTCATCTAAGTCTTTAGTAAGTTCAGGGTTTTCAATTTTATATTGATTATATTCTTCAGCAGTAGTGTCAGGATTAAGTAAAAGTTCTCTACCTTTTTCAAGGTTTTCCTCAAGTTTTTCAGCTTTTATCCTTTTGTCTTTTGCTCTAGTATAAGTATCTAATTCAAATAATAAATCTGCACGTTTTTTTATAAAATTTTTGTTGTTAGCTAATGTTTGTGTTCCGTCTTTTCCAGCAGGAAAATATAAAATAAATTCGTCAATAAATGCTTGTGCTTCTTGATCTCCTTCTTCACTAGCAAATCCAATAATTCTAGCTATTTGAAAAGTATTATCTAATAAAACATCTTGAATGTCTGTGTAGTTTTTGCCTTTAAGAAGTTTACGAACATTTGTTATATAGTTAGTTGCTGTTTGTCTTGCTGCTTCTTTTTGACCTGCAATGTGTTGTTGAAATGCTAATTGTACTGTTTGTGTTGCTTGTCCTTGCAAAAGTTCAACGTTATAAAGACTATGTTGTTTTTGATGTTCTGTAAGTAATTGATTATTTGCCTGTTCTAATTGTGGAAAGAAAAATTCAGAAGCATAATATTCATCTACATCAAGATCTTTAATGTATTCTTGATTTTTTGTTGCTAGCCATTCTGCCAATTCTGGATCAGATGATTTAAAACTTGCAATAGGTTTTCCGTTTATAGTTTCTGTGCTATATGCAGTTAGTAAATTCGTTTGTGCATCTCCACCTAAAAGTAAAGCTTTGTTTTTTTTAAAAGCGTCTTGGTAAAAAATACTTCTACCAACTAATTCTTTAGCAACTTCATCCCCATCTTTTTTTCTGATGTTGTCTACAACTTGACCAAACTCTTCAGCATTATCAGAAACATCTTGTAATCCTTGTAATCCATATTTTTTATAGGCATCGATTTTGGCTTGAGCTTTTTCGCCTTTAACTGCTTCATCCATCTTGTGACCAAGAAAAGCTTCAATACCAGGATTAACAGTTTTTAAAGCTCTTGCTAAAACATCTAAGTCAGTAGGAGGTGGAACTCTAACAGGACGTACAAAAGTATCTACTGGTGCTGCTTGTGGTTGGAAACTGTTAGTCATTAAGCCAAGGAAGTGTAACTAGAAAGACCACTGCTAATAGTGCCTAAAGCAACGTCTAATGGCCCTCTCCTCATTCCTTTTGCTTTATTGTATGTTTCTAAAGCTCTATTTCTTCGATCATCTCTTTGAGCTTCTAAACCTAAAGTATTTCTTCTATATTGTCCTACTGTTGAAGCTAGTGTTTGACTTAAAAGGTCTTGAGCAATACCAGTTTCTCTTTCTTCATCACCCATTAATAAGCCAATAGTTAATCCTGTTCTTTCACTAGCTCTTAATGCTGCTGTAGCTTTTCTTCCTTGTTTAGCTAATGCCATTTGTTCTTGTGCATTAGCTTGGCTTTGCTCTCTAAGACTTGTATTTAATCCTTCTTGATTTAAAGCTAAAGCCTTATCAGCATTTTCTGCTTCAGTTACTGCTGACTGTGCTAAATATTTTGCTTGTCGATTTGCTTGGTTTGCTTCTACTACTTGATTAACAGCACCCAAGCCTAGTGCGGCGTAAAACAAAGGAGTAACAACTGGACCTAAAGCAGCACACATTTAAGCAATCCTCACAAATTCATAGAACGGTTTTTTTAGATGGCCGTATTTAGGGTGCAACTTAATAAATGTAAACCCTAAAGCCTTTAACCATTTGATAGCAGAAGTATTCTCCGCATATACATAATTATATAAGACGTTATAAGATTTCAATAGCTTGTCTACTTCTTCCTTTCCTTTTTTAACTAGGTCAACCCTATAACTTCTTTTACTTGTTAGTTCATCTGTACCAACCATCCATACTGTTCCATCGCTGCAAACACCAGATAAACCCATTGCTTGATCTTTTTCATTAGCAATAGCAAAGTTTCTTTCTGTTGATAGATAAGTAAGTCTGACTGCTTCTTCTGGTTGATAACCTGTTTGATACCAAGCTTCTATTTTATCTAAAATTCTTAAATGGTTACATACATAATTAAGGTCAGATAAATTAGATTTTCTTACTTGAAATCCCATTATATTCTTCTAGCTCTTGAATGATATCTTGCTTCATATTCTGCACTAACAAAATGCAATGGCATAAACGTCTCATCCATAACGGTAATATCTACTCGATCAGCTTTACTCATTACAGGGAATTTAAAAACTCCTGTTTGTAATCGTAAATTACCTAAAGGTGTACCTACTCCACCTACTCCATATGTTTCAACGGTTGTACCTAAAACATTTGGAGTGAATTTATAAATGTTTCTAGATCTTGCCTGATCAGAATAAGCACTACCATCAGGAGAAACCCATATTTCAAAACTTGCAGTACTTTCATATTTCAAATAGAAATGAAGCATTTGAAACCTTCCTGTTAAATTTTGACTATTGGTTTGTTTGTCTATAAGTTTTTGTTTAGAAAATGTATACGTACTTAAAAATTCATACCCCATTGTTACTTTTGAATTTCTATAGTCTCCTGTTGCTGTTACTGTTGAAGTAGTTAAACTCTGATTAACAGTAGAAGTTGTAATACTTTGACCTGGCTGTAACGTTTTTGTATTCCCATTTTCATCTACATAAGTACTTGTTGCATTTGGAGCTGTAAAACTTCCTACAATTTTAGGTGTATAAGCTAACTTATAAGGAAAAGTAAAAGTACTAGTTCCATTTGCATAAGTAATAGAAACACCTGTAGTTGCTTCTGTTACTTTATTGTCTAAATAAAATTCACAATGACGATGAAGATCAATACCTTCTGCATTAGGTTCTCTGTTTTTTGATTCAAATGGTAATTTTAATAAATTTGTTTCAGCAGAATTGCTTACAACAATATATAAATCAGACCCAATAAAATCTATATTAAGTACTGAGTCTCCAAAAGTTAATTCAAAGTCATACCATGAGTTTAAAACTTTTTGATTGTTTTCACCATAAAGCCAATTATTAACATAAAGTGTTCCAGAACCAACCTCTTGTAAGACAAGGTAATTTTCATTGCTTGATGCAGTTAATTTTTGAATATTACTTGGAATATACATTGGAATATGTAGTGTTATATCACTTGCATCTTTAATGTTTATTCCTGGTTGCGTTATATATTCTCTTACACCTGAATGTGAATCACCTTTTTTAGTTAAAAAGTAAATACTATTACCAACACTTGCAGGATTAGCTTTTGCATTACTTGCAAATTCTGTAGATACTAATATGTTTGCTGTTTTAGGTGTTAACGAATCAGAAGAACTAGCAAATACAAACTGTGTCTCTTCTGAAAATATTATTAACTCTTCTCCCATAGTTATTGCATGTTTTAATATAGATACTTTTGTATTAGAAGCTGCTACATCAATAGGATCACTATCAAGAACTGTAGTTACAGTCTCAGGAAAGAAATTAAAATATTCTCCAACTCTTGAAAGAATTACATTATCTTCAGAAAGAAAACCTAATCTATTTCTAAAGAAGAAAACGTTATTTATTTTTGTTCCTACAAAAGATGAATTAGGTGCAGTATCTAAATCACCAACAGCTCTTTCTCCCCATTTAGGTAAAGTATAAACAGTCGTTACACCATCTATTGTTACGCTATAAGTACCACCATCAGCTTGTGCAAAAATAAAATTACCATCTGATTGTCTTATTAGGACATGAGGCATTGTTGAATAATCATATTTAAAATTTATCCCTGGTTTTGCAGTTTCTTCCCATTGACCTTGTTCAAAACTTCCACCATTATCTGTTACAAATTTGACATAGTAATTATCAAAATTAGTACTATCATTTCCTTTAACTTCAACAACATAATTATTAACAGCAACTCTTGGAAGATCAGTAAATTTTTGAATAGAATCTTTGATTAATGTTATCTGACTATTACCTTGAGTATCATGTGATGTAATACTAAAAGCTGAATTATCACTTTTCCTAACATATAAAACAGGTCCAATATGATCAATTAAAAAACCTGATAAAGCATTACCAACACTAGGACTTTCACCACTTAATCCTAATAGTTTATTTCTTATTTTTGTACATATTAACGTTGTACTTAATGGATTATCGCTAGCAGTATTATGCATAGCTGTCGTACCCTCTACCGTTACATGGTATTCAGTATTATCTGAAACTTGATTAAAAAAGATTAATGCTCCACGGCTTACAGTAGAAGTTATATCATTAGTCATTGCTACTGTTTTAGTTGTATTAATAACAAAGGTATAGTCAGCAACACTAACGGTTTTTAATTCATCTCTTGGAGAAGTTACATTTAAATAATTTATACCATCAGGAGTGTTAACAGTCTTTGCTGCTCCAGTTTGTATATCAAATGCTTTTACAAAAGAACTACTAAAAACAGATAAATATTTTTCATTTGTATCTCTATTAATCGTTTGCATATGGACATTACCCATAGCTGACGATTGTAACTTTGCTATGAACTGTGTTCCTGATCTTTTCCTTAATCCTTCTGTAGGGCTACTAATTAAATTACTTTGAGTTACGGCATGATCTGATTGCTTTTGAGACTCAGAAGACCGTGAAACTCCTCTTAACAGAGTAGGAATAGATTGAGTAATAAGAGCCATAGCTAACGAATTAAAGCACTGGCTGGTGTGTATGTATTAAAGACAGTAGTAGATGCTGGATCACCTCTTAAAATATTATGGTCAGCATTAGAATAATCAGTTTCCATTAATATTGATCTTGCTCTTACTTCATCTTGTTGTGTAAAACTTCTTAATCCATCATCTCCTACCATACGATCAATAAAGATTCTTGCAGCTTTGATCATTACATAACGTCTAGCAGGTTCAGGTATCTCATCAAAAGTTCTGAAGTAAACAACAGTACAAGTTAAATCTTCATCAAATTCATATGTATGTTTTTTACGGTCATATAGTTTTAATCCAATTTGAACAGCATTTACTGAAGCATGATCATTAATATTAGGGTCAACTCTTAATGTATTACTAGATAAAGCAATTTGGTTAGAAGCATCTCTAGTTAAGGTGAGATCTATTTCTGTATTAAAATGCCATCCTTCTGATTGAACATCTTTATTAATTTCTTTCAGTATTGTTTGAGCCATTTTTGCATCATAAGGCAAGCTACCAACCAAGGTATTGATAGGTAATTCACCTATGGTTGTCAGCATGGTGTTTACTGCTTCTAGTTCTGTTGTTGCTGTCATGTTGGTTTACCTCTTTTTAGCAGTTTTAGCAGCGTTTTTAAAGTTCTTAGCAGAAGGTGCTCCTTTTGTTCCTGGC